GGCGTACATGTTGATAACATCATGATCGCTATATTGCCTAAATGGATATAATCTTAGTGCCATAATAGTTTAGTAATTATAAGGTTAATAGGTTATGGAAATATTTTGCGAGCTGAAGGCCTTCTTGAATTTATCTTCAAGAGATTCCTCAGCAGAAGATGCCTCGTTATTGTTCGCCATAGTAGAATGAGGAACCTCAACGTTTTCCACTACATCTTCAACGGTTTCGCCAGTTTCTTCCGTAACTGATGAGGTAGCATTAGCGGTAGTTTCCTGCGCTAAACGCTGCTCAACAGCCTCTTGTATCCGCGCCTCGAACTGCATTTCCTGTTCCGCTTTAAAAGCTTTGCTCTTATGTTGTAACAAGGATGCCAGTCGTGACTGGTAATCCTCAAAAGCAGCCTCGGCACTATCAAGAGCTTTAACCTCAGCCGCCAACACACTACGGTCTTGGTCTGTAAGTTCATAAAGCTCATCAATAGATTCCATTCTGCTATTGAATAACTCTTCTGCCGCAGCAGTGTTGATAGAGGTCTCTAGAGAATTAATCTTCTCATCAGCGGCCTCTAACTTATTCTGAAGCTCTTCGATAGAAGATTTGGCTTCCTCAGCATCTTTTTGAGCCTGAATTTTATCAGTCTCAATAGCTTTCTTTTCGGCCTGCCACTGCTCGTCCTTCTCACGAATCTTATCGATCACATGAGAAGCGACATTAGCGACGGCTTCCTGAGAGAACTCAGCTTTGTCAGACAACTTCGAATCGAGGATCTTCTCGAACTCTGTTTTGAATTCTGTGATATCCATAGTCTTAGTAGTTTTTACATTATTTATTTCACTTTGTGAAAATTTTAAAATATTTTTTTCCATTTCCCCTTCAAATTTTTGGGGGGCTGTTCCGTCCCTTGTGTCGTTGACGGTTAAATCTATGTTTTTTTCTATTACAAGCCCACTTACGTCTGCGGCAGGATTAGTAGTAAACCCAATACCTAGCGGAAAAACTTCCCCCACCACTAAACGATAAACAGGCGTTCCATCATCCAAAGCGCCTGACCCCTCAAAGGTCTTTAGGTGCTTTTTCATTTCTTCAATTTGAACCGGATTGGTTATAATTTCAGCGTCTTTTAGGTCTTGAGACCCCACTGCAATCACATAATCATTAAACCCAAGCTCCCAACTAGCAGAAATTTTCTTAAAATAAGGATCGTCTTCGTCACTAGATCTTAAGAGCACCTCCGCAAAATCCTTATTGACCGTTTTATATATGACAGAAGCTAAAGAAATGTAATAAGGGTCTTTGGTGGCCAATGCGGCACCATTACCTATAATCTTGTCATTATTGAGGTCAGTGAAGCCTGCGTTAACAATATGCCCCACCACCTTCTGTTTCTTATGCTCTATATTGGTTGGCTTATGAACAAAGTAATCAATAAGCTCTACAGCCGTTTCGGAATCGATGCCATCTCCATTGCGGTTAAATTTGTTAACAATGGCCGCATTGAACGCTACGCCTATTAAATCGACGTTTCTCTCTAAATCAATGGATTTGGGAATAAGAGGCTTAAGATTCTCCAATGATGCTAAACTAATATTTAGATCGTTTTCTAAATCTGCTGTCGCGTAGATATCAAAAAGATATTCGGTTTTATACTTAAATTTATCTGACATTACATAAAAATGTTACACATTTTTATTTCTGTAGAGAATTTTTTCTACTGTGATGCAAGATTGCCGCCGCGTAATCATCGAGCTCATGCTCAGCACTTATATCAACCACTTCCTTAAGAGGCTTTAAATCAATTAACTTAGCTGCATTTTTAATACATGATTTAGCGGTCGAAAGCCAATCCTTCGGATTTTTGGCGATTACTACGGATTCACAGACTTTTTCTAGAACAGATGTCTGATGTTTATTTAACCTTTTTCTTTTGAAAACTTTTTTGGCTTCCGTTACCAAGGTAGCATATAAATTATTAGTGTCATCTACAGTCTCCTTGATGTCTTGAACCGAATACTTAGTCTTAGCCAACGTTTTAGAGCCTACAGGTCGCCCCGGACGAGAAGGGCTTTTGCCCCTGTTGTTCTTCTTTTCCTCGTAGCGCCGCCTTTGATCTAGTAGCTTTGCGCCCTCCGGATGCCTAATCTCTTCGATTTCCTCTTCCTCTTCGAAGTCCATTGGCATAGGGGTTCCCCCCACCAACGGGTTATAATACCCCTTTTGCCTATCGTCCACAAATTTTTCTTGCGCCTTTTCCAACGTAGGAGCATCGGGAAACACACCAGTATCGATAACCTTCATCCCTTGCTCTGGAGGCAAAATACCCAACTCCATCATACGCGTAATCACTCTTTGTATTTGCGCTGGATCCTTTAGATCTATTGTTTCAAATTTAGCTGTAGGTATATCTCTGAAACCAAAGTTTTTGCAGAGCTGCCGTATTTCCGCTTGTAAAAATTCATTTAAAAAGGTGTCCCTCGCCTCCTTCAGGCGCTGTAGGAACATTTGAGCTTTCACCTCTGTACTTGCAAATTTTTCTTGACTTAAAATAATATTCTGCAACCCTTCCTTGATGTCCTGATTGACCACCTCGTATTTAGATGGACCAATTACCCTTTGAATATCTGGTATAATAAATTCCGCTTTAGTGGTATAATCGCTCACTAAAATACGACCAACACTTTGGTTTTGAAATAGCGCTTGCATTGCGCGAATATTACGAGGGTTTATTCCTCCATTATCTGGAGTGGTTCCCATCGTGATGAGCAATACCACATTTTCTATGGTCCTGCAGATCGACTGGTCTATTTTTTTCATCTCCATTTTAAAGTTAATATCATCCAAAACTGGAAATCCAAAAGGAATAGCAAAAGGCTCGTAATCCTGCTTTTTATAAAAAGCATACCTTAGTCTTTCTGGGTTAAGCTTCACCTTGATACCGTCGATAGCCCAACTATCACTTTTTACCCTTTTCTTTATATTGGCAGGAAGGGCATCATAAATTTCACGATCTTCTTCGGTTTTGGGATCCCGAAGCCTCTCCACCTCATACTCACTTAATACTTTGGCATATAAACCAAACCGATCAAACGAAGTAGCTCGCTGAGCAACAACCCCATAAGGATTCAACAAAATATACCTAACAGGAATTTTATTGCTCATCATGTTAATGCCCAAGTTTCTTACCTTTGAAAAATCGTCTGCTTTAAATTTGCTTTGCAACGTGTATAAAAATATATTTCCGCTCCTGTAAAACTCTCTAAAAAACTGGTCTTTTAAATTCCATATTTTAATTTTCTTAAACCACGCATTAATAAACTCTCTGGACTTTGCGCTTCCCCCTTCTAAATAAAGTTGAGAGTTGGCGAAATCCGCCATGGTGTCAACCGAGTTTCTAAAAACAGCTATGTTGGCATAAGCTTTCTGGCATAACTCTATGGCATCTCGCACATTTACTCCGTCAATAGAATACTGGTAAGGCAATAGCCCGGCCCTGATGTTGGCATATTTGTAGAGCATAGGGGCAACCGCAATATTGTTGCGCCTAAGCTCGGTGGCTGACCCTCCCGAAGAGGTGCGCGAATAAGCTTGAGCTTCGTAATTATAAAAAGACTCCCCTATCAGTTGAGGTTCGAACCCATCTTTAGAGGTTGCCTTCATGATATTTTCGATAGGTTGGTTCTTTTTCTGAATCTTTTCCCAATAATCAGAGCGTTTGGTATATTTTCTTTTGGCTGCCATGTTAAAATAATATTACACTTAAAGTCCTCAAAGTGACTTTGAAAGTTACTTTACATTATAAATAAAGGCTCGAAAGTTTCCACAACATCTTCTGCTGGCTGTGATTGTGCGTCAAGATACACCTTAGCCATCCAATTTGCTAACACTAAAGCTGAATAAGAATCCTTACGGGCTTTATCTGGCCCACTTTGCCTACGCAAATTAGAGGGTAGATCAAAAGTTTGCGTGCCTTGCGCAGTGGTAGTAATCTGAACCAAGGCGCACTCATTCTTGGTAAGCTCTATCATGTCCGACTGATGTTCAATAAAGTCAATCATTTTAGCGCCAGCGGTTTGCTTAGACTCTTCCGAGGTGCGTAAAAATTTGAGGTCGGTGATAGGAATGCTTTGGCGCTTTTGCTTGGAGTAAGAATCGTCAATTGCACGACTTGCAAAATACAGTCTTCGGTGATCAAAGTTTGCTTGCAGGAGCTCGTTGGCTTGTCGAATCCAATTGCTCGTTGGTTTTCGTAGCACAATGTGTTGATAGTTTTCTTTGTTGTATTGTCTTTTATAAGACCTTATGTCTTTTTGATATTCCTCAGGTTTATCAAGCCCCACCTCTATGGTTTGCAATTTAATTTTTTTCTGCTTGAAGGTTTCGCTTTCGTTGCAAGCCTGCATAAACTGAACACCACCGTTGTAGTCTCCGCATAGGGCCACAATATTAAAATTTTCTAAGCAAAATAAAAAATATTTGATATGATGCTTTAGCGACGTTCCAGACAAAGCATAACTATGAACCAACGTAACGCTCTGGTTCTCTTTGTTTAATTTTAAAATTTGAATCGCAAAATCATCAGAACTTTCTGTTTGAGACCATGATGGGTCAAAAGCTAAAATGTACTCGCCGTCAGGATCCCCTTTGACTTCTACGCAAGGAAGATCGCCATCCGGCACGGTACACAAAGCCATTTTGCTGGTTTTGAAATAACCCGAACTATCATCTGTAAAGGTAGCCCCAAACTCCCGCTCAAACTGAGACTGACTCATTGTAGCCTTAGCTTGATTGATCAAGTTTTCATCATATAATAGCTGAGGGGCACAGTCATAACTATATCGCATTATACATCTAGAGGCCTTGTCTTTTTGATTCTCCAATGAGATAAGATGCTCAAACTGCGTATAAAGTTTATACAAATATTCAAACTTATAAGATGCTGATGAAAGAGCAATAAGTTTATTGTTGGGCCAAACATGTCGATCTCCTTCAGTCATTTTATTTTCCTTTATAAGTCTTGTCTCTAACCTAAAGAGATCGTCGCGCTGAGTAGGGTTTTCAACTACAGACAAAAACGGAACAATAACTTCGTTATAAATTCTTTCAGGCATCAAAGCAAACTCATCAATAATTATTCGATGAAACCGAAACCCACGAAGTTTCTCTCCGTCACCCAACGGCAAAGCCCGGATGCGACTAGCCCCAATTTCCATCAACCACTCATCATTGCTCTTTGACGTCTTTGTTATACACTGTCTAAAAAACGCAGCTTCAGGCTTGTTTGCCATATCCTCGATTTTCTTAAAAATCATCTTTGCCTGCCTAAACGATTTGGACAATATTCCTATCTCTACCCCTTGATTTAATATCGCATCTAAGGCAGCAAAAACTCCAGTTGTAAAAGATTTCGACATGCCTCGAGCCCACACGCCTAAAAAATAATCCGTTTCAAACATAGACTTAATAGCCATATGTTGGAACGGAAATAACTTCACCCCTAAAATTAAATCAGTAGTAAAAGTAATATTATTTCTGAGAAATTCATAAAGGGCAATCTTAGCTTCCTTTTCTTCCAGAAAGCCTTCGATCTTCATCATCTCCATATTGTTGCGAAGTGCTGTTTCACGTCGCGTTTGTTCTCCCTTAGTCCAACTCATTTTTTTGATCTAAAAAATATTGCATATCAGTTTGCCAAATTTCTTTGCCATAAACCAAAAGGCGAGGTATAATTGCCGAGGCTCGTTCACGAGTGTCCACAAATATAAACTGACAAGATCTCGCATACTCGTGTGAAATCTCTTTGATTTGTTTTAATACATAATCCATATTTGTTCGACGATTAAAAATTTTATTTTCTTTAATTATCTTTGAGACACTAGATTCAATAACTACAAAAAGATAAGCATCCATTTCCTTGGCCCGTTGAATTTCCTTTTTGAATCTTTCGACATTATATTTGTTCAAAGTTCCCTGCAGGTCATTTCCCGACTTGCGATCCACAAAAGTATAATTATAATGCTCTCCTAACGTTGTATAATCTCCAATATCCAGCTTTAATGTTTGAGTGTTGCATGAAAACTTTAACGGTTTTTGTTCGCGCGTATCTACCGCTACTACCAAATCAGTTGGCATTGGCTTCTCAAAAAATTCCTTAGGAAGCCTTTGTCCGTAAAGTGGTTCGCATCCAATTGCTTCACACACACGATTGTAGCTTCCAAAAAGATCTTTATAAATTGAAATTGAAGGCATAAAAGAATTGACAGTCTCCAAATGAAAAGGACCATATTGCCTTTTCTTTTTAAGGTGCCTCTTTTCCAGCATAGAGAGAACGTATTCCTTCACCTCTTCATCTGGGTGTTGATTACACCATTTTAAAAGCTGCTGCTTTGTTGAAAAATCTCTTTCAAAGTATTCGTCAAATCTCTTGAAAGGAAGGGGGTCTCCTGTAAGCTTGTTGAGGCGAGGGTAATACTTGGTATAATAAGAAGCTAAATTTAAATCGTGCTGCTTTATGTGTTTGTGCAAAGAGGCTCGGCTAGAAAATTCTTTTTTACATTCAGCGCAAGGGAAAATTCTGGTGCATATTCTTTCCATTATATTGCATCTTCTTTACTAATGCCCAACACTCGAGCTTTCCACTCTGGCATTTTTTCCATTCTGTCCGCCTCTCGTTGAACGGCTTTTTTTTGCATCTCTGCCATTTTGATCATTAGTTTTCTTTCCTCTTCATCTTGAAAAAGTTGAACTAACGAAATTATAGAAGCGTTTCGTTGTTGTTGGTTCGCCACCCTCTTCGCTCTTTCACCATTTAATTTAGCAAGCATCTTGTCCACACGGTTGACACATTGGTTATATTCTTCGGCTTTAGTTTTAAGCATTTCAGTAAGCCTCATCGTCAAGTCGTGTTGACCCTCCGTGTCGTCAAACATTAAATTTAATTTTTGTTTTTGCTGCTCAATTTCCTTGAGGTTAACATAGTCCATGCATACATTTACATATAAATTCAATTCATCAGAAGTTAAGTCTGGCTTGTCCCATGTGCTTCGAATATATTCCGACTCAAAAAGATCTCTACTTTGCTTAGTTATATAAGAGCTTATAACCTGAACAAACCGTGGAGCATTTAAATAGGTAATTAATTTTTCTATACACTTACGGTCCTGTAAATTCATTTTTTGCACTTCTAACTGCTTCGAAGCCACTTTGTTTAATCTCTTGATCGCAGTAGATAAAATCTGAGGGGGGGTATATTTTTCGCCCGCCGCATCGTCTCTTAAGTTTACGGTTGCAGGAAACTCTTTGGTGATATAATCGCACAAGGAAATAAATTTGTCACTTTCAGTAAACCCTTTATTTTCCCCCTCCTTAGGCCACAGCAATTGCCCTATTTCTTTCTTTGTCATTTCGGCACAATAGTGCTGCTTTACAAAAGACTTCTCCTCGTCGCCTAAAAAATATTTAGCCGCTCTTTTTTTTACCTTTGTCCGATAGCTCAAACCTTTTTCAACCCAGAATTTTCGTAATGCGCGCCCTCGAATAGTACTTCCTTTTTCGTTGGTGTCCTTGAAAAGCTTTTTTGTGGTTTCATTTAAATCCCCGTTGAGCTCCTCAAAAAGTTTCAGACTCGTGTCTTTTTCTTCTTTGGTTAAAACATACTCTTTCATGTGAAAAATATATCCGTTTCATTACAAATCTTTTTAGCAATTTTTTTGTAGAAATTTTTCAAGTTTTTAATTTGCTTGTAACCCGCCTTTCTCCCCTTCTCGTTACTCTTGTAACCCAACACCCTTGCGACCGTTTCCTCGTCCACGTGATCTACAAATAACATTTTATAAATAATATAATGACGATCATTTAAATACTGGCGCATTCGCAAATGCATAGAAACTACGGCATCACTAATATTATAGTGATCTTCCGGAACAGTAAACCGATCAAACTCATTAGTTTCCAAAGAAACCGGTATTTTAATATCATAGGCTTGTTTTCTGGTTTTTTCCCATTTAGCGTAAAGGTCACACTCGCTGGATTGCAAACCACTCTGGGTTAAGGAGCACAGATTAGATATTTGAGACGCCCCCTGTTCTTTAGATTGATTATATTTACAGCTTATACATGGGCGCGCAAAATTAGAATAGTTATTGCGTAAAATATTTTTAAGCTGATTGGAAATAATTTTGTTTACCCATGGTTCAATAGGACGAATCTGGTCCCACTGTTCCCACTTTTTATATATATGGGCACGGATAATCTGCGAGACATCGTCAAAATCTAGCCATGCAATTGCGTGAAGGTGCCACTTATAGTAGCGCTTCCTTATTTCATTATCAATAGCATCCGACTTATCCTCGTAAGTATGTTTTTTATTCTCCTCCACCACCGATGTCTTTCGAGTCCCCTCGAGAACTGCGACATTCAGCTTGAGAAACCTTTACAAACTCTTCAGGCGTTAACGTCTTATGCCCTTTTACTTTTTTAGTACCATAAACTACCTCTTCAGGATTAATCGGATTACTTATTAGGGACTGGAAGGTAACTTTATTATTACCTGCATCCGAGATGTTTTCTATTTCGTATTCAAATTTAGAAATATCCGGAACGTGGTCGGTTTCGCTTTGAGCTGGTTGAGCAGCAGAATAGCTACTACGCTGAGCTGAAGCATTCGCCATGCCAAACGCCGCGAAAGTTTCTCCGCACCCCTGACAGAAGTTTGGCTTCTTCAGGGTATAGACATTTTTTGCTCCGCACTGAGGACAAAATATACTAGCCATTTTTTATATTTTAAGTTACGGGGTTATTTTCTAGTTTATTTACAATAAATTTCAAAATTTCACTCCTAAGGATATCCTCCTTAGTGAACTTAAAAGTATACACCCCTTTTTTCCTAGATGCCTCATCATCAAACAAATTCATGATAGAAATAAAGCCTGTTTTTCCGTTAATGTCTGGCTGCATTGGGTCTCCGCATATAAAATACTTAGAGTTTTCGCCAATTCTGGTAATCAGGGTAACCAATTCCTTCTTGGTAAAATTTTGAGATTCGTCGGCAATAATGAGCTTATTTGCCCAACTCGCGCCGCGTAAAAAATTAATTGGCGCACATTGGATTATTTTTTCATCTACCAGCATTTTTATTTGACTTGGCTCTAGTAATTCAGCTAACTTGTCTTGCATTGGCATCATAAAAGGATTAAACTTTTCGTGCACATCTCCGGGCAGACTCCCTAAGTTCCTATCAGCGCTTTCTGCAATAGTGCGAACATAAAACAAGTCTTGATGCATGTTCATGTTAAACAATTGCAAAGCCGCATAAATAGAAATAAAAGTTTTAGAGGATCCCGCGGGACCAGAAACAAAAACTATTTTTGTGTTTTTGTCGAATGCTATTTTTAAAAACTGGTGTTGTTTTTTTGTTAATTCAAAATTATTAAGATAAAGCTTGTATTTGTTTTCAATGGGTATTATCTTTTCCGACGCCGTGGACTTCTTCCGTCTACTCATCATTAAATATTACACTTGACTTGTCTTTTTTTTCCGTTATAATTAAAACAAAATGGTTTTTCACGTATTAGCGGTCCCTGTTTACCCTACGCAAAGAGAAATAACAATTTGTCCTTTCACGCAAAAGGTTTACAAATTTTGCAAAGCAATGACGGAGCGGGGTCACACCGTTTTTCATTATGGTCATCCGGCTTCGGAAGCGCAATGTACCCAACACTTTGATGTTGTTTCTGTGGAGACTTATA